CTCAGAACAGATGGTAGATTAAGGACAGAATTAGAAATCTGGACTTCAGGCAAAGACATTCAAATCATTAGGTAAGAAATGGCTCAAGATGCAAAACTAACAAGACGACAAGAATTGGGTTCAGCCTGGATCTTTCGTAGAGCTTTGAAAGAAAATAAAAGATATAATACTTGGGAAGATATTCTAAAAGACCCCAAATATCCTGAATTAGGTGGAGCTAAAGGAATTTATCCTGATATAGATGTTGCTTGGCTAAAAAATTTTTATAAACAACAAAAAAAAATGTTGCAAGAATTCTCAGATGTTAAATTTAGTGAATTTAACAGAGAAGACGGATTCATGGAATATATTAGCAATTTGGTTATGAATAAATTTGGAATTTCAAAAAAAGATAATTGGGATCCAGCAGACATATGGTGTATAAAAAATCAAAAAAAAGTTATTTCCGATATTGAAAAATTAATCAAATCAGGAGATTATAATACAATTGAACAGTTAAACGCATACCTAAGAACACTATTTAAAGATAGGATTGTTGTTGGGGTTTCACTCAAGTTAGTTTCTGGCAAAGAAGCTAAGTATGAAGAAGTCAATGTTGCTGGTGCTGAATTTAAAGATGCCAAACATCCAGATTATGAAACAATTACAATGAAATGTGATTTATCATTAAAAAGTGCAGATTCTCTATCACCTAATAACAAGTATTCATATTTTGTTTTACAGGGTTATCAGAATGAAAATAAAGTAGATTTTACAATTGAGATTGGTGCGCAAAGTAGTTCTAAATACTCTTATACAAAATTTGAAGCTAAATCATCGGCAGCTAAAAGTTCCAGATTAGGTAAAGCTGAAATTGGCCTTGTTAGAGAATTATTTAAACAGTATAAAATACCTTTATCTGGTAATTCTGCATTAGATTATCCACAAAATTCAACAGAATTTATGAAACGCCAAGATGAATTCTTAAAGAAATTTCAAATCATAAATCGTAATAAAAAAATAAAAACAGGTATAACGACAGATAAAGAATTTTTGGAAAATATGACAAAGTATTTTATGAATGTTGAAAAAGGCAAACCTGTTACGGCAAACAATAAATGTATACAGATTGATATTTTTGCTGGTTTAGCTTCATTATCGGACAAAAAAAGAAATGAACTCGGAACAAAAATTGTAATTGCTAGTCAGAAAAAAGATAATGATAAGTATGGTCCATTTGGAAAATTATATTAAGGATAAAATATGGCACTCATTGACTTTGATAAACTAGCAGCACAATATGATGACGATAATGACTTTGGATTCTCTGCCGTTTCGGAAGAAGAATATAATTCAGCTATCAATAAGACCGCACAGACAGCTGATGATTACAAAGAACGTTTGAAAGAAGTCGAAAAGATTATTATTCCTTTTCTTACCAAGTTACACCAGACCGGAGACAAAGAATACATATATTGGCCTAATAGAACTCCTATTATTGAAAAACAAATTGAAAGAATATTGAAACTGACGAAAGATTAATTATGTCTGCAACCGTGATTATACCGACCACAGGTGTTCCTGAGGTCCGACAAGCAATTGAATCTGTATTAAATCAAACTTATCCTACTACTTGTTATGTTGTCGGTGATGGAGAACAATTCAACTCAAAAGTAAAATCTCTACTGGATGATTATCCACAAGTTAAGGCTTGTTATTTGCCAATCAATGTCGGTGCCAAAGGTTTTTATGGCCATCGTGTATATGCCGCATTTACACATTTGGTAGATACTGAATATGTAATGTACCTTGACCAAGATAATTGGTTAAATGCCAGCCATGTGCAAACCTGTGTTAATACAATTGAAAGGCGAAGCCTTGATTGGTGCTATTCTTTAAGACAAGTACATGACAAAGCTGGTAAGTTTGTTTGTTTCGATGATTGTGAATCACTAGGCAAATGGCAAACATATCACGGTATGAATCACATTGATACAAACTCCTATTGCCTAAAGACTGAGATTGCTGTAAAATTGGCCTCTGCGTGGCACGGTGGTTGGGGCCAAGATAGAGTATTTCTTGGTGCAGTAACACAACATTTCCCTAGATGGGATTGTACAAATGAATATACTGTGCATTATCGCACAGATGGTGGTAAAGGTTCTGTAACAACAGATTTCTTTATTAATGGTAACGAAGTAATGTTGAAAAAATATGATGGGAAATATCCATGGCGGCAAAAAACTTAATCATTGGTGGATTTACAAACTACGGAATCAGTCAATTAAAACCTTGGGTACTATCAGCAAAGGTTCACGCTGGTGATAACGATGTTGTTTTGGTTTATGGTAAAGCCACAGACGAAACATTGGACTGGTTAGTTGAACAAGGTGTTGTTATTGTTCCTATGTTAGAGGTTCCGAATGTGCCAATCCATGTGTTGCGATTTCTATCAATCTATGAATATCTTCACAGATATTGGCAAGATTATGAGTATGTGATTACCACAGATGTCAAAGATGTTTACTTTCAAACTGACCCATTTAAATTTCTAGTTAATCGTAAATTGGTTATTGCTTCTGAAGGTTTGAAATATAAAGATGAATCTTGGGGTAACGAAAATTTATTTCAAGCTTATGGTCCATATGTTTATGACCAATTTAAAGAAAATGAAATCTTTAATGTTGGAACATTCGGCGGCCAATCTGAATATGTAAAAGATATGGTGTTTCATATCTTCACTAACGGCATCAACCGACCAATTCCTATTTGCGACCAAGCCGTATTCAATGTGTTACTCAATACACAACCATTTAAAGATATTGCATCAAAAACAATTCAATGGGCAGCTGAATTAGGTACTATCATGGATCCATCAAAGATTGATGGTTTTAGACCTAATCTCCTCTTTGCTGAGCCTGTTTGGGAAAATGGTTTACTGAAAGATGTCACAGGACATATCTTCCCTATTGTACATCAATATGACAGAGTACCAGAAATTAAAGCGTTTGTCCAAAAGAAATTTGGCCAAGAAGATGAATCACAGTACTTTATTTACAGGACATAATATGCAGGATTTTACTTTTGTTTATCGTACTGACAACGGATCATTTGGCGCAATACAACCTAACACCGGCACTTATAGTCCTCCAATTGAACCATCAGGTCGTGGATTAGGTGAAATGGTTGCCAATAAGAATAAACCAGTTGTTTTAGAAATTGGTTGTGATTCAGGGGAAACAACACAATTTTTATTAGAATCAAATCCAGAATTAACAATTCATTGTGTTGACCCATATACTGATTTTGAAGATTGGAATGGTTCTCATGTTACAAATAGAGAATCGATGTATCAAAGCGTACTACAACGCTTTGCGCCTTATGGTGAACGATTTAACCAGTATCGTCAAATATCGAATGATGCTTTAGATAATTTTGAGGATGACCAATTCGATTTAATCTTTATTGATGGTCTACATACTTATGAACAAGTATTGTGGGATTGTGAAAACTATTATTCAAAAGTTAAAAAAGGTGGAGTATTTTCTGGCCATGATTTTGATGCCATTCCTGCCGTAAAACAAGCAGTAGAAGAATTTGCCGCAAAAATGAATAAAGTTATTATGGCTACTAATCACGATGTTTGGTATTGGATAAAGTGAAAACACTAATTGTAGGACAAAACAGTTTTATTGGTAAACATTTATTTCACAGTATGAAGTATGTGGATATTATTTCCTATTCCGATATTGACAATATTAATATGTCGGAGTATAATACTATATTAAATTGTGCCATCTCACCGGAGATGAAGTTTGATGATTATAGGGAACATCGAGATATAGATTACAAAGTGGCCTGTAAGGCACGACTACACAACTGCCATTTTGTCATGTTGAGTACAAGAAAAGTTTATGGTAATTCCACAGAATTAAAAACATATAATGAAGAATCAGAATTAAATCCTTTTGATAAGTATAGTGAGAATAAACTCCGTTCAGAACAAAATATTCTAAAAGTAAATCCAACATATACCATACTACGAGGTTCTAATGTAATTGGATTTGAATATGGCAGAAAGTCTTTCATGGGTTACTGTATGACCCAATTAAAGAACGATGATGAAATACTATATGAGATGGATCCAGATTTAAAACGAGATTTTATCGATATAGATAATGTATGTAAAACACTAAAAAAAGTAATTGAAGTAAAACCACAAGGGATTTATAATCTAAGTTCTAATATTGGTTTCAGTATTGGTGATGTATCAAAGTTGTTAATTAAAGGTTATGGTTCAGGTAAGATGATTGTTGATATCACCAAACAAGGTGAGCAGTTTATCTTAGACAATACTAAATTGGAGGCTGCTCTAAATACAAGTATAGGACCATTTGACTTTGATAATATCATTTTTGAAATTGGAAAAAAATTATGAAAATTGGATTTAATTGTTCGTCATTCGACCTTCTTCATGCTGGCCATGTTACCATGTTGAAGATGGAAAAACAACTTTGTGATTATCTCATTGTTGCACTTCAAGTAGACCCCACCATTGACCGACCAGGCGTCAAAAACAAACCATCACAATCAGTATATGAACGATATGTACAACTACAAGGTTGTAAGTATGTTGATGAAATTTTGGTATACAGTACCGAAGCTGATTTATTAAATCTAATTCAAACTCAAACAATGCACATTCGTTTTTTAAGTGAAGAATATCTTAACCGTGACTTTACTGGTAAACAATATTGTTTAGATAATGATATTGAAATACACTATCATAAACGCCAACACACATACAGTTCTTCAGAATTAAGAAAGCGTGTTTATGAATTGGAGAAGAAAAAAAATGAAGAACAACCCCGTGTAGAACAGCCACAACATTCACCTGAATTGATAAAACTATGAATAATGACGTAAGTATTGTAACATTCTTTTTTGATACTGGTCGTGGTGATTGGACACCTGATAAAGGTTTTCCACATTACTTACATCGCACAGTAGACACTTATTTTGAACGCTTTGGTTACATGGCACAATTAGATAACGAAATGATTATCTACACATCACCGGAGTTTGTTGACCGTGTAATGGCCTTACGAAAAGGTAAAGAAGATAAAACTAAAGTTATTCCGTTTGACTATCATGGTCAATTTGCCGAACAGAAGAAAAAGTACTATGATATCCAAAGAATGGAATCATATGCTAGTAGAGTTAATCCTTCACAAAGATTAAATCCAGAATATTGGAATCCGGATTACATTCAGTTAATGTACCTCAAGTCATTCTTTATTAAGTGGGCTTTGGATAATAATCTAATTACTAATGACTATGTTGCTCAGATTGATTTTGGTTATTGTAGGACACCTGATAAGATTCCTCCAAGTAAGAAATGGTCTTATGATTTTGGTAAAGACAAATTACAATTATTTGGTTACAGACCATTTTTAAAAGGTCAACCAATTGAAGATGTAATCTTTAATAATATTGTTTACATTCTTGGCGCAAAACAAGTTGGACATAAAGATTTGTGGCCAGAGGTAAATCGATTAATTGTAGAGAGTATGGATGAATTGTTATCAAAGAATTTAATTGATGATGACCAAACATTATGGTTGATGGCTTCATTAAAGAAACCAGAAATGTTTAATCTGAATATTATTCCTGACCACCAATTAGGTCACGATTCATTTGTTTTGTTTAATAACTTTAATGATACTGTAAAATGAAATTATATCTTGTCGGCACAGCCAATCTTGGCGACTTTTTAAATGGTATGCCTGTATTATCAGGTCTTAGTAAAAAATTTGGTAAGTATGATTTAATCATCAAATCACCAATGCGTAAGTTTAATGGCATCAAAGAATTCTTGATGTACCAAGACTTATTCTCTAGTGTGGAATTCGATGACGAAGTATTCATGTATGGTGATGTAATTCAATTAAGTTCATGGCCAATTCGTGAAGATAAAAAAGATCCTAATCGACCAATTGAAACTTGCCGTTATGAAAACTGGATGAATGACAAGTATGGTATTGATTTTGAAGTTGACGATGACTTTATTGTAAAGGCACCAGAGTTTGATATTGAAGTAAAAGATACCTACTATGTTGGTGACCGTTGGGCAGTAGGTGATATCGATGCTCGTAGAGAAACTCATATCCTATCACACCTCACACAATATGAGTTTATTGATTTTAATCGACCAATGTTAGAAAATGCGTATATCATTAAAAATTTAAAGAAACCATTTATTACCAATTTAACTGGTGTCGGAATGCTTGCCGACCTATGTAATGTTCCTTTATACTGTGTATGGAAAGCAGAAGATTGGAAGCCAGAATGGCGAGTTGGTGATGATGTTCTTTGGGATGAAAATAAGAATATCGATAAAGTATTTGAGAAACATTTCTACTTAGACCGTAAAGGCAAATTAGTTCATGCAAAAGATTTGGAGGCCTTACTATGAATGAAGATACAGCAGTTGTAGTAACTGCCTATTGTGATGGCCAGAATCCTGAAGAAAAAAGGAAGATGGCCAAGACTTTGGTAAAAAGTTTAAAAGAAAAAGGTCATTATGTTTGCATGACAACTCATTCAATTTTAGATGAAGAAACTCAAAGTTATTGTGATGCCTATCTTTATGATAGAAATAATCCATGGCAAATTGATGGACAACCAACAAGACCAAACCATGCTGTTGCAGAACTAATTCTAATGCACACAGCCAATGACTTTGTGCAAAAGTATGGTTTCAAAAATGTTTTTAAGATGACATTTGATTTGAGTCCTAATCTTGATGTACATGAAATTATTAATCGTAGTAAATCAAAAAATAAAAGATTGGTTACTTGTAGAAACAATACCGATTTAGGAACATTATGTTTCTTTTCTGATGTTAGTTTTTTAAGAGAAACCTTTCAGATGGACCAAATACATAGAATTAGTCCAGCAACAAACTACTCAGTTGAACCTACATGGTATCAATTAGTATTAGAAAAAGGATTGATAGATGAAACTTGTGATGAATATCCTTTATATCATGATTTTCTAAACATCCCACACGATGAACCCATGCACTACTCTGAAGTAGATGATGTACATTTGACCAACAAGATGCACGAATATAATTTTAATCTATGAATATTTTAACATACAAGGGTAGAAATTACCCACACTTTCAATCCGAAGGCAACGCATCGCAATTTGCTATTCCATTTGCCAAACACTTTTGTAAAGGTTATGGAATAGATGTTGGTTGTAATCGTCAAGACTGGTGTTTTCCTGGTGCCATTGGCGTTGATTTAAATTTCAATGACGGTAATACAGCATACGATTTTGAATATAAAAATTTGGATTATGTTTATTCTAGTCATTGTTTAGAACATCTTCCTGATTGGGTTACTGCCTTGGATTATTGGACAGCAAATCTAAAGCCAGGTGGCGTATTATTCTTATATTTGCCACATTATAACCAAGAATATTGGAGACCATTCAACAATCGTAAACATTTGCATATGTTCTCTGCTGAAAGTATTAGAGATTACATGATTGACCGTGGTTACACCAATATCTTCCATTCAGACCGTGACATGAATGATTCGTTTATGATTGTAGGAGAAAAAGATGATTTTCAATATTGAAACAGGAGTGTTTGGTGGTCCTGCTAGAAGTGGTGATTTAATTGCTATTGCTAATGTGGTAGCGCATATGCGCAAACAGAATCCAGAAATTAAGTTTCACATGAAACAAGGTTCAATTAACTCAACCGACTATTGTGGTAAAATGTATAAGTTTCTTTTGGAACATACTGACTACTTTTCAGAAACTCCAGGTGAACAATCTTTGCCATGGAGAAAAGTAAATATATTTGATTTCCGTGATATTTCTGGCGACAATGTTATCATTAAAAATGACAAAGAACAGAAGAAAAAAGTTGTTGTGTGTCCGGTCCTCGATGCACCATATAATCAATATCGTAATTGGCCAGAGTCCACATTACAAAGCATTATTGGTAAATTTGGTGAAGAACAATATAAAGATTATGAAAAGGTGGTATGTGTTGCTCCAAATATAGCACTCAGACCAATTGATGGCTGGCAAATATCCACGGATTATGATACCAATCTAAACCACATTCAAGAGGCAGAAATCTTTGTGGGTGGTGATACCGCTACATCTCACTTGGCAGGTTCGCTTGACAATGGACCTAAGGTTATGTTATACTTCTATTCCAGTCGAGCATTGGTTCATTCTTTTCCAATGCACTACCTAAATGGTAGAGGTAAACTTATTACATATTGGCTAGATTTTGAAGGTACTACTTGGAGTTGAAAATGAGTAAAAACGTATTGATTACTGGCGGTGCCGGTTTTATTGCACATCATGTTATTGACAAGATGCTTAAAGAAACAGATTGGAATATTACTTGTCTGGATCGTTTGGATATTTCTGGAAACTTAAATCGTTTACATGATATGTTACAAGACCACGACCCAAAAATTATTTCTTCTCGCTTGCGTATTGTGTTCCACGACCTCAAAGCAGAACTAAATGAAATGATTGTCAAAGACATTGGTCCAATTAACATTGTTTTACATTTGGCAGCAGGCAGTCATGTGGACCGAAGCATTGAATATCCACTAGAGTTTGTACAGGATAATACTGTTGGTACAGTTAATATGTTAGACTATGCTCGTAAGCATTTACCTAACTTAGAACGATTTGTATATTTCTCAACTGATGAAATTTTTGGTGTGGCACCTCCTGGTGTGGCATACAAAGAATATGACCGATACAATTCAACAAACCCATATTCAGCAAGTAAGGCTGCAGCAGAAGAATTCTGTGTTGCTTATGAGAACACTTATAAGATGCCTATTGTAGTTACACACACAATGAATGTATTTGGTGAACGCCAGCATCCAGAGAAGTTTATTCCAATGTGTATTCAACGTGCTCGTGACGGTGAGAAAGTATACATTCATGCCAATGCTGATTGTACCGAGGCAGGTACTCGTATGTACATCCATGCCAAAGATGTAGCAGAAGGACTAATGTTTATTCTTAATAATTTACCTAAAGACTATAAACATACTGGTGATTATGGTTGGGCTCATTGTCCTAAATTTAATCTTGTTGGTACAGAAGAAATTGATAACTTGTCTTTGGCTAAGATGATTGCTGAAGCACAAGGCAAAGAACTTAATTATGAAATGGTTGACTTTCATGGTAGTAGACCTGGCCACGATTTACGATATGCACTTGATGGTGGATTATTAAAGTCACTTGGTTGGGAACCAAAGATTAAGTTGAGTGAGCGTATTAAAGAAATGACACTTTGGACATTGGAGAACAAGCGTTGGCTTCACTAGGAATATTCCATTGGAATAAAAACAATAAATCGGGGCTTGATGCCTCGATTGCTTCATTCCGTAAATTTCATCCAGACATTCCATATTTTGTATCAGTTGACGGCGGTAGCGTAGACCAATACGATATATGTAAAAAACATAATGCAATCTATTTGCAGAATGTTTCCACTCTTGGTTATCCTTCTCAACATTGGGGATACAATAAGTTTCAGATTTATGAATTCATGAAGCGCATCATGATGGCCGCTATTGCCATGGGTACAACACATTTTATGTTTTGTGAAGATGATGTTATCTGTTTAGATAAAATTGAATTTGATGAATCATGGGAAATTGCGTCATATGATACTCGTTATGTTGATGGTGTATTTGTTGGTCATAATGCGTTTAGTTACATACATGATGAAATACAGGATGAGATTAGAAGGGTTTCTGGTGTAAAACCTAATCACCCATACTATGGTGCTGGTGCCGGTACAATTATGAACACTGCAACATTTATTGAAAACTTTTACAAGTATATGGATTTTTTATCTGTAAATTTTGACAAGTTTCACGCTATTCAACACCAGTTTGGATGGAATGATTATTTCTTACAGATGTTATTCTTTGTTGCAGGTAAAAACTATTCAATTAATCCTCGTTTATACAATATTCATCCTGAAGATCCAAGTATTGATTTAAATAGTATTAAAGAAAAAGGTTTCTATATTGCACACAATTATAAGAATTTTTATGAAGGTAGACAATGAAAATTAGATTATACAACCACCACTATCTAACCGATGATGGTTCATGGGTTTATATCTTTATGGACCAAATGAAACAATTAGAAGATTTTGGTTTGTATGATGAAATGGAAGTTCTTAGTTATACAGCATTAGGTAATCAAGAACAGATTAAATTGTTCAAAGACCTTTGTGCTTTGTATCCTAAAATTGAGATTCATGAAATTCATAATGATGTAACTGGTGAAGAACTAAAAGAATTCTCTAGTGCCAAAGGTCAAGAACAAAAGAAATTTGTATTTGAAATTCCAACAATTAAAAGAATGTGGTTAGATGCACAAACACAAGATTTTTATGGATTGTATTTTCATGGCAAGGGTGTTACAGCATTTAATAATGCCTTTAAAGTTGGTGACGTTGCCAAGTTTAAAAACTATTACTACTGGAGAAAATATCTAGAGTATGGTTTTATTGAACGATGGAAAACCTGTGTTGAAGCTTTAGAACGATATGAAACTGCAGGTATCAATTTAAATCACGATCCATTCCTACATTATAGTGGTAACTTCTGGTGGTTGAGAAGCGATTACATGAGAACATTGGATGACATTGAAGATTCACAATGGTGGAAAGAGAATAAACAACCTTACCATTTAGACAGAATGATTGCTGAATTTTGGCCACTATCTAAAGCTAATAAAATATTCAATATAGATAGTCCACCACCAAGACTTTGTTCACCAAATCCTGGTTTATATTCTGAAACATATATGAGAAAATATTATGATAGAGAACTTACAAGAAATTAAAAAATGCTTGGCGTGTGACCATGATGATTTGAAGATGGTCTTAGATTTAAATAACCAACCCCTCGCCAATTCTTACAAAAACAGTAAATATGCTGTTGAGGATTCTTTTCCATTGGCGATTAAGGTATGTCAAAATTGCCACCATGTTCAACTGACACATATTGTTAATCCGGATTTAATTTATAAAAATTATTTATATGTGAGTGGTACAACAAAGACTTATGTTGATTACATGGATTGGTATGCCAAATTTTGTATTGAAAAACTTGGCCATGTACCATCTTCAGTATTGGATATTGGTTGCAACGATGGTTCACAATTGGATAAATTTAAAGCTCTTAATGTTGATACCTATGGTGTTGACCCAGCTGAAAATTTATATGAAACATCTTCAAAAAATCATAAAGTAACTTGTGGTTATTTTGATGACAAGTATGACCAAAGTCATGATATTATTACAATACAAAATGCTTTTGCACATAATCCAAATCCTTTGGAGTTATTAAAAAACTGTAAAAGCAATTTAGAGATTGGTGGGTTGTTGTTCATTCAAACATCACAAGCAGATATGATTTTGAATAATGAGTTTGATACAATCTACCATGAACACATTTCATACTACAATATTAAATCGATGATGTTGTTGTGTAATCGTGCTGGGTTGAATTTAATTGATGTAGTAAAAACCCCAATTCACGGAACAAGTTATATCTTTATTATTAGTGCTGATAGGTCTGCACCAAATACAATCAAGAATTTGGTTGATATGGAAACTACTGCTGGACTATACACCGATTTCACATATACAAAATATACATCAAATTGTATTGAAAAGGTTGCCAATTTTGCCGAGAGAGTTGAATACTGGCGTGACCAAGGTTATAAGATTGTTGGTTATGGAGCTCCAGCAAAAGGAAACACATTCTTAAACTTTGCCAGAATACCGCTTGATATTATTATTGATGACAATAAATTGAAACAAGGTCTGTTTACACCTGGTTCATCCATCGAGATTGTTGGTTCTGAAATTCTTGGTACATATACTGAGGATGATAAAGTATTATTTATTCCTTTGGCTTGGAATTTCTTCAAAGAAATCGAACAAAGAATTTTATCAGTCCGAAACAATCCAAATGATATATTCCTGAATATCCAAGACCTATAAAAGCCAACATTTTTTGTACTATGTATCGAAGCCAATCTTTCCACAGGTTGGCCATGGTACTTTAAAACTTGGATAAATAAGTAAATCAGCAACCAAAGTGTGTTGCATCCTGGAGGCAAACAATGCAATCGTTTTTATCATTCTTAAAAGAAGAAGCCAGCGAAGGCGGTGAATTAAAACATATTCACCATGCCGAAGATAGACCTTTGATGCACGGTCACGCAGGTTTTGAACACGCTCATGCAGCTTTAATGAAGGCTCATGCTCACATGACTGGTGGCCATAAAAACACCAATCTGACTATGAAATATGATGGTTCTCCATCAATTGTTTTTGGCCATCATCCTAAGAATGGTAAGTTCTTTGTGGCAACCAAATCTGCCTTCAATAAGAATCCTAAGATTAACCACACAGAAAAAGACATTGACAAGAATCACGGTCATGCCCCAGGTTTAGCTCACACTCTCAAACACGCTCTCAAACACCTACCAAAAGTAACACCTAAAACTGGTGTATTCCAAGGTGACTTGATGCACCATGCTGACACCAAGACCTTACATGAAGGTTATATTGCAGAAGCTAAAGGTGATGTTTCTTTTACCCCAAATACAATCACATATACGGCCAAAGGTAAAGAAGCAGATAAGATTAAGAAATCTAAAGTTGGTGTGGTGGTTCACCATCAGTATAGTGATGACATGAAACACGCTTCTCCTCATGTTGATACAAGCAAATTCAAAGAGCATCCAGATGTGCACATTCACGGTGCAGAACACGACACAAGCAAAGTAAAACATTCGGCTGAGAATGAAAAACACTTTCAAAAACATATGGCTGCTGCCAAAGATATTCATGATACTCATGGCCACAAAATGTATGGTGCTGTTCATCCAAAACATAGTGGAGAAACTGGCCACCTGTCAACCTACATAAACAAGACAGTAAGACATGATGAAGTTCCAAGTGTTAAAGGTTTCAAAGAACATTTGCATAATGCTCATGAAAAAATGGCGGCTAAAGTTTCTACTGAAAAATCTAAAGCAGAAAAAACTGGTGAAGGCAAGAAACAAGTTGCTCATGTTGAGAAACATAAAGAACATTATGGAAACCTATTTTCGATGCACCATCATTTACATCAAGCCAAAAATGCTTTGGTTAAATCCCTAGAAACACATGAAGGTCATTATCAACACCATATTGCTGGTAAGAAGTCTAAACCCGAAGGTTTCGTAGTTCACCACGACAATCAACCAACTAAACTGGTCAATCGTGCTGAGTTTGCTAAACAGAATCTTTTAAAAGTTCGTAAATGAAATCGTTTTTAGAATTAGTCGAAGAAGCAAAAACTGGTGATAAACACCATGTGATGACGTTTGGTCGCATGAATCCTCCTACAACCGGTCACCTTAAAGTGATTGACAAGGTTAAAGAGGTGGCACACAAACATAATGGAGAACATTCTGTTGTAACTTCACACAGTCAAGATAAAAATAAGAATCCACTAAGTGCTGCACAGAAAATCAAGCATTTACACCGTTATTCTCCCAATACAAATATTGTTGCATCTTCCAAGGATCATCCGACATTCTTACATCATGCTGCTGAATTACACAAGAAAGGTGTCACACACCTACACATGGTTGCTGGTTCTGACCGTGTTCCAGAATATAAGAAAAAGTTGGCACAATATAACGGCACACATAAAGGTGCCTTGTATAATTTCAAAAAGATTACTGTTCATTCAGCTGGTCAACGTGATCCTGATGCTGAGGGTTCTGAGGGTATGTCTGGTACTAAGATGCGTGGCCATGCTGAGAAAAAAGATATTCATTCTTTCAAAAAAGGTGTTCCTTCTCACATATCACATGAACACGCAAAAGAACTCATGCACGATACTCGTAAGGGCATGGGATTACATGAAGATGTTGACCGTGGACTATTCAAAGCAATCTTTGTAACTGGTGGTCCTGGTTCAGGTAAAGATATTGTTATTCGTGAAGCCATTGCTGAAGGTCGTATTGTAGAATTCAATTTTACGCAAGCTTGTGACATTTTAAATGACAAACACAAACTTGCGACCAAATCTATGAATCCTCGTTATGAATCTGTTCGTAATCGTGGTCCACTAATCATTAACGGACCTGCTGACGACCTTGAGAAGATTTCACATATTAAAGAAGAATTAGAAGAACTTGGTTACGAAACAATGATGATTTTTGTTAGTACTAGTAACGAAACTAGTCAAGAACGTAATTCTTTATTGTCCCGTATGATGGTAGAATCTGTACGCAACGACAAGTGGCAAAAGTCACAAGAAAACATTACACAGTTTACAAAATTGTATAATAACTTGGTAACCTTTGATAATACTGGTGACCTTGAAAGTAAAGAACAGGACATACACGAAGTTTACAACCAGACCAAAAACTTCTTGGATAACAAGGTTTTGAATGAAATCTCCATTGACTGGATGAACAGAAACAATAAACTAAATACAGGTAATAAATTATTATTTGGAGAACAAAATGTTAAAGGCACTTCTAAGTCTATTCAGCAAAAAACAGTCGGAAGATACAATCCTTTCCTCCGAGCAAAAGGACCAGCAGATATTAAGCCAGACAACTCCAGAAGCCTCGTTGGTGATAGAGACCAAATCAAAGGCGACACCGGTCCAAGGAAAAACACAGGTATTGGAAGTTCAGTCACAGGCGGTGGATGGCACGGTGCCTACGAAGAAAACCAGCCCACGCTCAAAATCAACCCTGAGCCCAAAGAGACCAACTTCCAGCAGGACAAAGACAAAGAAAAAGTAAAAAAACGTGGTGATAAATCACTAAGCGCTGGTCGTGTCGGAAGACCTAGTGGGGTAGGTCAAGAATACGATACCAGAGCCGGTGGTCAAGGCGCCGCAGCAGGTGCCGGACTTGGCCAGAACCTTTACGGTGAAACACAAGAATATAGTAACGCAAGTCAGAATGGTACAGCAATGCTTGGTGCTAAGTTAGAACCAAATCCATTGGCTGAAAAGAAAAAGAAAAAACTGACTTTTAAAGAGTATAACGGATTCCAAAATGATGTTGAATCTGGTGTTGGTGGAGTACTAGGTGGCGCCGATAATAAAGAACGTATGGACACATATAAAGACCCAAACCGAAACATAGGTATTGAAATTAAAAAAAAGAAGAAAAAAGGAGCAATTTAAAATGTTTGCAAAAGACAAAGTAAGCCAATCAATGATTGATGCTGTTAATTCAGTAATCAATGAAGGTAAAGTAGACGAATCATCCGAAAAAGTGCCTACATCTACTGGCATGAAGGTCTATGGTTCCAGTTACGGCAATTCAGCTAAAGCTCATAGAGACCAAACTAAACACTCTGTTGATGACGTAAAAGAACCCACTAAAAAAGATATTGAAAAAGACTCTAAACTTTATCAAAAAACATATCATGGTACATCAAAACACTATTTGAGACCAGATACACTAAAATATATGTCAAAAGTGGGTGAAGAAGTTAAAATGAAAGAAGAATTGAAAGGTAATCAACATAAGATTGATGCCAATCATAATAACAAAATTGATGGTCAAGATTTCAAAATTCTTAAAGCTAAGAAAAAAGTCAGCGAAGAATCTGAAAAAGAAGAAGGTCATGAAGATGCAAAACAAGATAAGGCCATGATTAAAAAAATGGTGAAAAAAGATGAAGGTGATTGTGTTACTAAACCAGAAGCAAAGACAATTGCCAAAAAAGAAGTTGGTGGCCATGAAAAGAGAATGCATAAAGAAAATGTATTTTACAGATTTGCAAAGCAATTACAAGAAGATAAGTCAAAAGGTACAGAGCCAACTTTTACCGATAATAATATGGGAGAAGAAACTCCAAAAAAAAATCAAGATATCGCTGACAAGGCATACTTGAAACATAAACCAGGTACTCTTAAAGGTCAATTAACACAAGTTAGTCGTTTTCTCCGTGGTAAACCAGAAATCAAAGAAGATGCTGAACAGATTGATGAAACTCCAGGCGCTCAGGCAATGAAAGCCTCTGGTGTCAAACAATCTCCAGATAAATTACTTGCTCGCACCGGTATGAACATGGCACATAAGTTTCCTAGAAAAGGCCAGACTAACTTAGGTAACATTCCAGCAATGAACACTCCGGGTAATAGTCCTGAAACAGATGCTTATGCTGAAAAACGCCGTGGTGACAGAGCAAAAGAACTTAAACCTGCCATCAAAGCTACTCTAGGTACACATGGTCCTAAAAGTAAATTACCAGAAGAAGTTGATGAATCTGTTCAAACTCAAGCCACCAAAACTGGCGACAAGATTACAACAGATATGTTAACTGGCCGTATGCCTGGTGGTAAATTAAACTCTTTCAAAAACTACAAAGTAGATTTAACAACTAGTGGTGTTGAAGCCGTACCTAAAGAGTTTGACAATGGCGTTGATACAAAAGAGAAACAAAAAATTACAACTAGTCCTGGTCCAATAGATATTAAAACGGATGACAAGTTGGGAAATCCTAAACCACAAAAATATTTTTCATCAGACAAAAAAACTACAAGTGAAGAAGTTGAAGCAGTAGAAGAAAAAGTAATTGCTGGTATGTCAGGTTTCAAAAAAATAAAAGGTGCTGATGAAAAGGGTAATGTTACAGATAAGTCTGGTGCAGTTCATACTCCAATGAGCCGTGCTAAGAGTGCAGCTAAATTATCATTTGCAAAACTAAAGCAAGAAATGTTGGGCAAGATTTCTAACTAAGAGATTCATATGAAAAAATTTAAAGACATTAAAGCAATTAAAACAAATCCTGAACCTGCAAAAGGAAAGAATATAGATCCTGACCAACTTGGCCAGTATTCTGCTAAGTATCAAGTTTCTGAAAGCACGGCTTCATTAAATCAATATCTTTCTTCTAGAGGTATTAATCCTAAGTTTGTTTCTACTGCCACAAAAATTGCTCATTCAAAATCAGCACAGTTTATAAAGTGGCAACAGGACCATATGCGAAATCTGAAAAAAGAAGAAACAGTAAATGAAATAAGCATGGATAATATATCTCCAATGATGCAAGCTCATGTGAAAAAAGGCCGTACAGGTTCTCTTAATGTAGGTACTCGTATGGCGTCATCAAAACCTGCATTTAAACCTAAACCTAAACCTAAGAAGGTTGGATTTTTTAAAAGGCTTTTTGCTGGTGAAGAAGTTCAACTAGAGGCAAGTAAACCTTCCGCATTGGATAGATTTCGTGCTGCAGCTGCCGATAGAGAAAAGAAACACAACGACATTGAAAAAGAGCGCCAAGAAAGATTACACAAAGAACCTTCTGTTTCCAATCTGCCACACCGTGATGTAAAAAATGATGGTATGTCGGATGCTATTAGTCGTTTAGAGAAACACTTGAACAAAGAAGAAGTTGAATTGGATGAAATGATTAATGAAGTTCTTTCCAAAGATGCTTCTGCTGGTGATTGGATTCACGACTTTGTTCATTCAAAGAATCCTAAATTTGCTGGTAAATCTACAGCAGAGCGTAAGAAGATGGCTCTTGGCGCCTACTATGGTAAAAAGAATGAAGATATGTGGCAAGACACACAGGCAGCAACACAAACTCCTGCTGATGGTGCCAATGGTGGTAATCAAGTGGCTGACAGAAAACGTCAAATGTCTAAATCTGCTCGCATGATTAAGGATTTATACAAGAGAAAAGGTGTGGTCAAAGAAGATATGTATGACCATGAAAAAGAAGATAAGTCTGTGGCCACTTATGGTAAAAAACCTAAGATGAGCCAGACAGACAAAAAAGACAGTCTTGGTGAGAACAAACCACAAGCCGCAGCAACGCTAACTGGTGGTACTACCTTAACTGGTGTTAAAAGGGACAGTATTGAAATCGACCCAATAATGAGAAATCGTCCCGGTAATCGTCCGGACCAGCCTGATATCAGTAAAAAGTCTGGCAAAAAAGAAGATAATAAGAACGATAAATAGTAAGATAACCCGAGGTTAAAAGGAGAAAAAAATGGCTTTATGGGGAAATTTAGACTTTGCGAACAATGCGCCACATATGCCATTGGCTCGTGAAGTATTGCCTGTTGCGACAGGTACAACCGCCAACGTCACTTTAGGTGGTTCAAGAGTATTGGTGTTTACTGCAAACGTATCTAGTGCAGTTCAACCTAATGTTTTTGTGTATGGTGAAGGTGATGTTACTGGTAATGTTTCTAGAATTGCCAAAGATGCATCAAACTTTGACCAAAATGAAATTGCTTGGTGGAGAGCAAATAACACCGTAGCTTCTGTTTCTGGTAATACTGTTGTTTTGAACAACATTCTTACTGGTAACTTTGGCGCTGGTAAATTAGTCTATTTTGCTAATGTAATTCAATACGATGCAAATACTACTGGCGCTAACTACGCAAACGATACAATCTTGGTAACAGGAAGTCGTATGGCAAATACTAGAGGTACTGTATATGGTTACGGTAGTACTGTTGCTAATACATTACTTGGAAGTGTAAATCAAGGTTGGAACAAAATTACTCGCAAGATTAATAGTGATGGTACAATCCGTTTCTTAAAAGAAACTTTGGTTTGTATTTCTAATCCAATTGCTTCTAACGTAAGTTCTGCTAATACATCAGCAAACGCTATTTACGGCGGTCTGTAATTATAGAAGGATGGGTACCTACGGGTACCCATTTTAATTATGCTTGATGATTTGAATGAAGATAACTTTATGATATACGCAATGAAGTGCTATAATGCACCAAATTATGTTATGTCGGAGTTTGAAGGAGATATTAAAAGAACCAAATATCTAAAGCGACTGTTTCGTAGATATAAGGCGACTAAAATTCTCAAAGAACGATTGATATTAAATCATATCATTTTGTTAAATAATGTTTTTGGTCCAGAAGTGACCGCAAGAATATTATTTTACAGGATAGATGAAAAAGATTATGATGTTTTAAAAACTTTTCTACTATACTTAAATATAATGCCTGATGCAGTATGGGGTGTTAATGGTAAAAATATAAAGACGGCTGATGTACCAGTCGATATGAATGTCGCAGAGATATTAAGAAAAATATGAAAACATTTAAAACATATATCAAAGAAGCTACCGACAAAAAAGATACTATTTTAGTAGATATTCCATTAATGATTCGTTTGCTCGAACTGGCCCGTGAAGATGTTAAGACGGATGTAGAGCTACACCAAATTGTTGAAAGACTTATTCATATTCGCAACAAAGGTGTATTGAATATGAATCATTACCACTATATTGCCGGTACTCGTATTGCCAACAATCGTCCTCGTAAAAATAAATGAAATCTTTTAAAAAATTCTTAGAAGAAAATTACTGTTGTGTTACAGCCTTAGAAAAAGGCTTAAAGAAGTTGGATAATCATGATTATGATTCAATTAATAAATTGATGATGGATATATCTAAAAAAGGTAATACTACTGGTAAAGATTTACATAACGATTTTGTATCCAAACACGGTAAAACTCCTGATGATTGGATTAAAGAACATATAGAAGAATCTGCTGCTTGGCAAAGGTCAGCAGGTAAGGATCCCGAAGGCGGATTGAATCGTAAAGGTATTGCTTCTTATCGTAGAGAAAATCCTGGTTCCAAATTATCAATGGCTGTTACAACAAAGCCATCTAAATTAAAACCTGGTTCTAAATCTGCTAATCGTAGAAAATCATTTTGTGCTAGAATGGGTGGTATGAAGAAACGATTAACATCTGCTAAGACTGCAAATGATCCGGATAGCCGCATCAACAAAGCTTTAAGAAAGTGGAACTGCTAATGAAATCATTCAAACAATTTTTAGATGAAAAAGGCCGTTGCTGGACAGGATATAAACCTGTTCCAGGTAAAAAAGCATTTTCGAAAGATTCATGCGTCAAAGAAGCAGAGATTGAAGAAAAAGTTAAACAACCAACAGGTGATTTGAAGAAAGCTTGTTGGACAGGTTATACTGCAGTTGGCACAAAAAAGAAAAATGGTGCAACAGTTCCAAATTGTGTACCAGTCAAAGAAGATGGTGTAGGTGGTATTGCTGTTTCTGGTCCAACTAATGTTACTGGTCCACAAAGTGCTACTGATCCTGTTTCTGCTACTGCTGTTGATATGAAGAAAAAGAAACGTTACGCAATGATTTCCAGGAAAGTACCTAATTGATATATGTTTGATTGGCTTTTAATATTATTACCTATTTGGGTACCTGGGGCAATAATCATAACTGGTGTTGCCCTTTTTGTTCTTCTAAAGTTTACTACATTTATTCCTTTAATGTATAGACTACCAGCTAAAATTGTTGGCACGATATTATCAATAGTTTTATTTGCTGGAGGTTTTTATCTCCAAGGTCGACAAGATATATTAGTAAATGCAAAAGCAGAAATTGATAAAGTAGTAACTCAGCAACAAGATATTACAAATAGTGTATCCAATGATTTAAAAAAGCAACTAACTGAAACGAAAAGTAACAATGAAAAAATTATACAATCTATTAACACTAAAGATGACGCTTTGTGTAACTTGCCTAGTTCTTTTACAAGCGTGCTCAATCACGCCGCTAAAGATACCGTTCCCAACTCCACCACAGGAACTAATGGAACCGGTACCAAACCTACAAACTCTACCGGAAGGTAAAGTAGAGTTATCAACTGCTGAAATCATCATTGTTAAAAATTATGGTCTTTACCATGAATTAAAAGCCAAATATGAGGCATTTCAGAATTGGGCTAAACAACAGAAAGCTTTAAATCCATGAAAAAATTATTAGTTATTTTATCTGTTAGTTTAATAACAGGATGTTCAACACTACAAGATTTGTGGGTAGCTAGTTATGACACCAATGAATATGCTTTGGTTAATAAGATTAGAACTATCGCTCAAACAGCAAAGCTCTGTGATGAATCTACTGTAAAGAATTTATATCTCACCACGGTAGAATTAAAGAACTTTAGTCAATATCTTCCAAGAAACCAACAGAATAATGAGTTAAATGCTGACTTGTTAAGACTAGTTACAGAATTATATGATAAAGAGCCGCCTGTGGGTCAAGTTTACTGCAAGGCAAAACTAAATATCATAGAGAAAACGGCAGAACGAATTCAACAAGTTACCGGGAGTAAACCCAAATGAATGACTTATTACAACTATCACAACTAGCACAATCATATCAACAACAATATGAGTTGAATCAACTTTCAGCATCTGAGTTTAAAGAATTAATTAATGATTTAAACATTGTTGGAAAAATAAACGAAAACGCAAGTGCTTTGCAAAGAAATCAAGACATTTACAATATATTGGTTGCCGCAGTTGAATTGGCCGGAGCCATAGCATAATGGAATTAACTAAAGAACAACTAGGTCAATTATTACCAAATAACCCACATATTGACCAATGGTACGAAGCTCTCTCACAATTGTTACCGGATTATGAGATTAATACACCACAACGTATTGCAGCCTTCATGGCACAATGCGCTCATGAATCTGGTGGCTTTACAGCACTCAAAGAGAATTTGAATTATAAAGCTGCCACTTTACGCAAGATATTTCCTAAATATTTCATCACGGATGAGGTTGCCAATCAATACGCCAGCCTTCCAAACAAGCAGGAGGCGATTGCCAATAAGGTCTACGCCAATCGTATGGGTAATGGAGATGAAGCGTCTGGTGATGGTTTCCGCTACTGTGGTCGTGGTTTAATCCAACTAACAGGTAAGAGTAATTACCAATCGTTTGCAGATAGTCTGGAGATGAATGTTGAAGATGTGCCAGAATATCTACAAACATTTGAAGGTGCTGCACAATCAGCTTGCTGGTTTTGGGAATCAAATAATCTCAACCAATGGGCTGATAAAGAAGATATCTTAACATTAACTAAACGTATCAATGGTGGTACGATTGGACTTGATGATAGAATTAAACATTATGAACACGCTAAACATATTTTGGGGGCATAATGTCAGACGAAAATCAAAAAGGTGCATTTATTGAAAAACTACTATTTGCACTACTACCATTATTAATTGGTTGCACAGGATATTTAATTTCTGCATTAGGTGCATTACAACATGATGTAACTATTCTGAATAGTAAAGTTAGTTTAGTTGTTACTAGTGACAACAAACAAGCATCGAATACTGGTGCTGAATTAGCAAGAGAAAAGTTACGTCAAGATTTAGGAATTGAAATCCAAAAGAATCGTGATTCAATTGCTGAGAACCGACTGCATATTGCTATTCTTGAAGAAAAAATTGGAATTAGTAAGAAAATTCAACCATTAAAAATGGGTGAAAA